GCGACCTTGCCCTGTGCGTTGGAAATCAGCACACGGCTGGCCAGCAGGTTGTTCTCGGTGATCGAACTCGCACCGCCGGTAATCAGCTTCTGACCGTCGTTGATGCCGAAGCCTTCGAGGGTCGTCGGGTTGCTACCCGCCGTCGCACGGCCATGACGGTCGAACGTCACGACGCGGTACGTACCAGGCTGGATGCCCGAGTTGTCCAACGCGATGGAGTCACCAACGCGCGTCAGACCAGCACCGATCTGGATCTGGCCATTGCCGCTGAACACGGCGAAGTTCAGAGGACTGGTGTCGAGGTCGATGGGCAGACCCGTCGAGACCAAGTACCAAATGGTGTTGGCGAAGTTCTCACCTGCGACGATGAACACCATCATGCCCGGCTTGACCTTGGCATTGGTGTTCGCAATCGGGGATCGCTGCCATGCGCCCGAGTTGACGCGGTACACACCGTTCTCGGACGGGTCATCCTGGTTCTTCAACAGAATGTCGTCGCCCGCAACCAGTGCAACGCCTTCGACGATCTGGAGACCGGAACGAATGACAGGCTCGGTGGTGGTGCAGCGAACGTTGATCAGGGCCGCACCGCTGACGGTGTTGCCCGATACCCATTCGGTGCCGGAGTAGGTGTACAGACCGGGCTCGAAGTCGCCGATCTGTACCGAGAGATAGAAGGTCAGACCACGACTCGGGTTCTCCGGGAAGAAGTCTGCCTCCAGATAGGTAAGGCTGTCAGTCAACATTGAGCGTGTCTCCTATGGACGTGAATCACATCGACGTCCAGGTGTAGTTCGGTTTGCCCTTCATGCGGTTGAACGCGTCAAGGCCCATTGCCTTGTAGTTCTGACTCTCCACGTTGGGCGGCAGTGGCGTCGGCCATACCTTGAGATCACCGTAGCGCATACCACGCATGGTGTAGGACGCAACCTGAGCAGGCACGCTCGTATCCTGATCTTGAGCAGACGTGAAGGTCAAGCCCAGAATCGGATAGAAGAAGTTGGACCTGTAGGCGAAGCGCAGAGCAGTGCCCGTCTTCGCGAGGTCGTAATTCTCGTGCGTCTGGTCGATCAACGGCGCGACGTTACCCATGCGCCGATGACCGATGCCCCAGAAGGCCTGCGGGTTGGTGATGATCTCCAGATCCGGAGGCGTGTACAGATCCGCTGTCTGTGCCACGCCCGAGAATCCACCGGGTACGCCGACCTGTGAACCGTTGGCCAGCTTTGCCATGTGGTATCTCCTTAGGCCGGGATTGCGAAGCGCACGCCGTCGGCCGCACCGAGGATGAAGTGATCGGCGTCGGTACCATTCGGATCGAAGAACAGACTGACGTCGGTCTTGATAACGATCTTGTCCAGCGGCGCACCCAGATTGCGGGTCAGCACCTTGAGGCCGAAGAAGCGGCCACGCACGTGGGCAGCGACGTTTGCGTAACCCACGGTAGCGAGCGCGTACGGCGTCATCACGAACGAGGTGGCGTTGGCATCAATCGGGTTGGGCGCGATCGGCAACTGGCTGTAGAGCATCACGGTGGAGCTGGACGACGAACCGAACACCGTGCCGACACTGTTGGGCTGCTGGCTGTCGGTGTCCGCGTACGCCGTCTTGCCGAATGCACGCGGCAGGTTGAAGCAGTTGGTGTTCGACGACGCAGCGAGACGGCCGACCGCACGATGACCGCCGGTCCATGCGAACAGCGGATAGGCACCGGCGACTTCTGCTGCATTGTCCTTGCTGATTTCCAGCACGCCGTCCCAGGAGTTGCCGGTCGCGCCGCCGAGGTCAGCGGTGTTGATGCGGCTGTACATCAACATGTAACGGGCGGTGGCGAAGACGTACAAGTAGCCGCCGAATGCCAGCGACAGGCGCTGACGTTCCACAGCAGGAGCGATGATGCCCAGGCCGGAGACAGCCTTGGTGTCGTTGTTCCAAAGCTCGAACGGCTCGATGGTGATATCGGCAGTACCGATCGTGAGACGGACGTACTTGTAGTTCACGCCATCGGCCATCAGCGCGCGCAGGATGGTGATGGTCGTCGAGGGATCGTGGATCGACTCCCAGCCGCGCGTGGCCAGAACCGCTTTCAGGGCGGTCATCAACTCGGCCTGCGTGGCATTGATCGAGTAGTTGATGACGGCACTGTTGGTGCCGAGGGAGGTAGTGCGAGTGGTCATGGCAGGTCCTTACTGGGGAAGACAGATGGTAAGCTGGCTGCCAGCCACGACGTTCAATGGCACAGACAGCTTACGGATTTCGTGGGTGAGCAATGCAGCCGTTGGTTCACTCAGGCCATCCGAGGCGCAGTTGATATCCAGCGTATCGGCGTCAGCTCCGACAAGGAACGGCAGCACCTTGAGTCCATAGAGACGACCCATCACGTGGGTGTAGGGCCCGTCGTACAGCACAGCATACGGATCCTGATACGGTATGGCAGTTGCAGCGTAGCCCGTCGTATTCCACGGGATGCTAGCCCACGGGTTACGAATCGTGTTGGAGTTCAGGTTGTTACCGTTCGTATTCCAACCGCTCTGATTGGACCATGTGCACGACGCCATCTGCTGGACAACTTCGGGCGTATGCACAGCACAGGCGCCGTACATTGCAATGTCCAGAGAGCGTATGGCATTGGTACCAACAAGTCCGCCCATGGTACGAGTCAGCTTGCCGCCATTCGGCTTGTAGTGTCTCTGGAGTCCGAAGTCGTTCTGTGGCGTCATGCTGCCTTCATCGGCAACGCGAGTACCGAGAGCAACGTCGTAGTCCAAGAAGCAGAAGTACGGAGTGTTGACGCCAACCGCCTGATAGTCTTCGACGTCCAACGCGCACTCAATGTCGAACACGCCGAAAGCGCCAGTGGTAAGGCCAGCAGTTCCAGCCACACTGTTGCGCGTCGGAACGAACGACAGCCAGCGGCCATTCGGATCAGCACTGATCTCCAACACCCGATCCGTAGGCGCGGTCGCAGTGTAGTTCAGCACGGACATGGTGTGATAGCTGGCAACAGGGTTGACCAAAGTGCCAGTATCGCGATCCATGCCTTCGGCAGTTCTGGCCCGCATGTTGAGGAACGGAAGCGGCGTGCCGTTGTTCGAGCCGTGAGACAACTCCAGGTACTTGCGAGCCGTGCCGTAAGCACACGGTGCACTGAACACCATGAGGGGACTGTCCGTGTAGGTGCCGCCGTTCCAGCCTGTCATCGTCTGCACATCAGCGACAACGAGATTGCCACTACCGTCTCGGATACGACCTTTGGTGTTCTGCACTACGACATTTTGTCCGGTGAACGTCGGCGAGTTTTGGCGAACCAGTCGTTCATTGGTACCGTTCGTGACACGAATACCATAGCCGGTGACTTCACGGATTTCAGCAACCACGCCACTCACGGCAGGAGCCGAGGACATGTAGCTGCCGTAGGTTACGCAGGTGTCATTCGCGCGCTGCACGAACACACAAGCTTCAAAACGCGTGGAGCTACAGTTGTCCCAGATCACGGCATCCTTGGCATCGGTGACTACCGACAGATCGGGGAGTGATCCGTAGGTGCGACCCCAGACAGCGATGGTGCCATTGGCCCGCACTGCAACGGCTGCAAACGGACTACACGCGATCTTGACGAAGGTCCCAGTCGGAGCCTGACTGATAATGCCGTAGGCGTCGGTACCCCAGACCTTGATCTGGCCGTCGTTGGTCAACGCCATCGCGAACGAGTGGCCGCACGCAACTTGCTTATAGTTGGCGTCCGTCGGCATGCCATACTTCACATCGTACAGCGGACTGCCGAAGTGTTCCAGTTTGCCGGTGCTATCCAGCGCGATGAAGTAGCCGCTGCCGGCATCAATGTCGACCCACGTACGGCCTGGAGTGGACGGTGCGTAGGGGTTGGCCATGTAGGACGTACGCATCTTACCCCACGCGAACAGAGTCCCGTCGGTCTTGATGCACACGGCGAACGTGTCACCGGTCTTCAACTTCGATACAGTGTTAGCGACCGGGAGATTGGCTGAGGCGGTCAGTTCCGCATTCACATACCCGCCGGCTACGGTCAATACCGCAGTCGGAGTAGACGGAATCGAGACGCTGTGGAAATACGGCAGCATGTAGCCAGAGTACTGAGGCACGGACAGTTCGGTCTCAATGTCCGTAGCCGTCTCCAATCTCCATGCCCCGGTTCGTACCAAGATGCTTCGGATGTTCTGGAGCAGATTCGAGTTGAGCAGGTCACTGCCGTTGGCGAGATACGCCATCGAGTACGAGTTGTTGCCTCGCTTGGTGATGTTAACAGCCATATCTCACCTCAAAGGGGTACTGCGATGCGGCTGTAGTTGGCCACACCAAGGACGATGTGCGGAACGGCAACACCGTCGCGCTTCGGGAAGAGAGTCGTGGGATCGCATTTCAGGTTCACGATGCTGCGGGGTTCACCGTAGTTCATCATGCACTGCTTGATGCCGTAGAAGCGCCCACGGATGTGAGGGTTGGTCTGGCCAGGAGTACCGCCATTGGCAGGAGAGTATCCGGCGCAGGCCACCAGCGGGAAGAACTGCGGGTGCTTGAACGCTGCCTGACTGGAGCCCTGAGCCGTGATAGCCGAGGCTGCGTCATGGAACGTGGCCATTACTCGGTAGCTACCGGCACTACTGCACGTTCTAGCCTGAACCACGCCCGGAGCCAAGTTCGCATTCATTGGAGTGGACGTGAAGGTACGGCCCGCCGCGTTATCGAACGTCGCAGAGCCATTCCAAGCCCGTGGCAACATGTAGGCATAGGCCTGCATTCGATAGGTGACGACCATGTCGAGATTGACAACCTGAGTGCCGATCTCCTCGAAGTCTCGGCTGTCAGCAGTCTGGCGACCCGTGATCGCGTATCCCGAGGTGTAGCAGAACGGAGGAAGATCCGGATCGAGGATGTTCGGATCCTCGAACTCCAGACAGCCTGACCATTCGCCAGAGTCACTGCCGTACTGGGTAGCGGTCTGGGCATTGAGGCGAATCTCGGACAGCAGGATGAACCAACGTGCGTGCGCGAACACATTGACAGCGCCCGGCCCATTGGGATTCAGCGGCTGATCCAGAGGATCTGTGGCAGCGCCTGGTCCGTAGCGATGGGTAATGAAAGAGTGGAGGCTGTTGATCCGCTGCGACTCGCCGCGAGCATTTGCCATCGTCAGGCTGCCGGCCGTTGCCTTCTCACCGACTTCCATACGAATGCGGGCTTGGCCGCTGTCAGTCACCAGCGTGAGACGCACGTACTTCTGCTGGCTGGCGCCACGTGCCGTGTTGGCTTTGATGACGACCGAGTTTGCACTCAGGCCAGTGGCGGGGAAGTGACGCGTCCAGCCGATGTTCAAGCCGACCAGGTGATCGACCATGTCGCTCAGGAAAGTCGACAGGGCCTCAACGCCAGTTGCGTACTTGTATTTGTAGGAATTGGGTCCAAGCTGTTCGACCTGCATTGCATTTTCCTTCTAAGTTTGTGCGGTCAACTGCACCTGTACTTGTCCGACGCGTGCCGAAGAGACAGCACCAGGGATACGAGAGCGGGCAGAAAGACCCCTATCCAAGTAGATAGCGTCCTGCTGCCCTTGCTCCAAATTACGAACGTGCTAGCCTGACAACAGGTGTTTCCGAAACGACGAAAGGGCGGAGCCCGCTAGGAGCCCCGCCCTCAATAGGTCAGATTTCGACCTTTTGCCCGAGATAGCACGGGGTGAAGATGCCCGTACTGACCGTGTCGGCATAGAAGCACGGCACCAGCCAATGTGGATCAACGGTCGCAACCGGAGGAGCATCAACCAACTGACCGGGCTGCGTCGGACTCAGGTAGTACAGCTTACCCGGAGTCAGGCCCTTGCGAACTCGCGTGATGCGGCCCGAAGTCATCTGCACCAAGCACAGCGAGGACGAATGCACGACGCTGACCACACCGATTGCACGCGCCAGCTGTTCGTCACTGGCGTTTGCCAACACCCAGCCACCGGACTGCGGCACCACGATATCGCCGACAGTGAAGCCGTGATTCGGCAGGTTGATGTACTGAACCTGCGAGCCGTTGATGGCGTCGAAGTGGTTGGTCTTCACTCGCACCAGCAGACCGTCCTTGTCCACGAAGTACAGGCGATCCGTCACGGTACTGTAGGCGAAGCGACCCGCGCCGATTGCATCCTTGAGCGATTCGCCGTCATCACGTTCGGTGGTGTCGGTCGAGGCGTCGTAGATGTAGAAGCTGTTGTCACGGGTGTCGTAGTACAGGATCTCGTTCGCCTCGAACACCATCTTGGAGAAGGTGGCATCGTTCTGCGAATGGGCCGACACACCGATGCGGCACGGCTTGTCGAACAGGGCTTCCACGATCGGGTTGTCTGCGAGGTCGAACTCCAGACGGGTCGCCGGATCAACACCGTTGTCCACGTCCGGATCAGGCAGAGTAGCACCCAACTGAGACGTGCTGATGCGGATCGTGGAGCTCTGACGTTCGATGAACAGACGGGCCTTCTGACCGGTCCAACCTGTGGAGGTCGTGTTCGTGACGTTCGCACTGCCGTTGACCAACACCTGAGCATTGGTCTGACCGTAGTTGTAGACCAGTGCCCAGCTGTAACCCGGCACCGAACCCACAGCGCGCGCTGCACGAATGGCACTCAGCGTATGCTCCACGCCCATGTCATCAACCGCGAAGGCGACGACCACACCGATTGCGTCATCATCCGCATCCGAGGAAGACAGTTCGACGGTCAGGTCGTAGTTGTCGTACAACGCAGGCGACACGAAGCCGATGTAGGACGTGCTGTTGACGGTCGACTTGATGACGTCCAGTGCGGAATCGTACACCCAACTGTTCAACTCGGCGGGAACTGCCGGCTGGGGCAACGAGGCCTGATGGGAGAAGCGACGCCACGCGGAGAACACCGTGGAGAAGTCGAATGCAGCACTGGACTTCAACAGAGCCACGTCGTAGTTGCTTTCAACCACGTCGTACGGCTTGGCGATCATATCGAAGGTCACTTCCGTGTCGGACCCGTCGATGGAGTACATGACGCGGCCACTCAGACCACCGGTCGACAACTCACCGGGATCACCCTTCTCACCACGCGGGCCTTCGGGACCTTGCGGGCCAGTCGGGCCATCAAGGCCGGGCAGACCTTGCAGGCCGCGTTCACCCTGGGGACCCTGTGGGCCAGCGGGGCCAGCAGGACCGGCGGGCCCTTGCGAGCCACCGCCACCGTTCGGACCCTGGGGACCCTGTGGGCCAAGATCACCCTTGTCACCCTTATCGCCCTTGTCACCCTTGATGCCCTGATCGCCCTTCGGACCAGCGGGGCCGTTCGGACCCTGCGGACCAATCGGGCCTTGCGGGCCTTCGGGACCAGGAGGACCGATCGGCCCCTGATCACCGACAGGCAGCAGATAGACCTGCGGGTACATCCACAGATCGTCGTAGGTCACCACTTCTTCCCACGTGCCGATGCCCTGATTGGTGAAGCTCATGGCACGGAACACTTTGCGATACGTGGGAGACTCGGGGCCGAAATCGACCCAGAGTCCGTACTGCGGTACCAGCAAGCTGGTGGGTTTCGTGTGCGCAGCCAGCACGAGGAACTCAGCTGCCGACACCGGATGGCTCACGCGGATCGCAACAGGATTGAACTGATCCATGTTGCGAAGGTCGCTGAGCGTCTCAATGCCGTCGACGAATTCGTCTAGGGTAGTTGCCATTGTACGGATCCTTGATTACCAACCGAAAGCAACCCAGTGTGCACCGCGCCAGTTGGACGACGCGCGGCCGGGCTCATTGACGTAGATGCGGAAACTCACGTTCGACGGTGCGGCAAGAACCTGACCGACGGCATCGTGGTTGTCACGCTGATCGGGGTTGATATCCGACAGGATGACAGTGGCACACGCCGACGGGAAGTTGACCGGGAACGGCACGGTGATGATCGAGCCTTCACCCATGTTGGTACCAGTCGTCCAGCGACCACCCTGGATGTGGAACGGACCGATGCGAGCCCACCATGCGTTGACGTTCGTGAAGTTGCCGTCAATGCCGATCATGGACATATCAATGCCAAGGTTCGCACGCGCAGCAGCCTTGTCGGGCACGTCAGCCAGATTCAGTGCGGCACGCAGGAAGGCACCAGCGTTCTCCAGTGCGGCAGTACCGATGCCGAGGTTCGCACGCGCTGCGCCCTTGTCGGGCACGTCAGCGAGGTTCATGTTCTTGAACAGCACGTTGCTGGCCAGCTGGTTCAGCAGGTCGGTAATGCCCAGGTTGTTACGTGCAGCAGCCTTGTCGGGCACGTCAGCCAGATTCAGCACCCTCTGGAGGTAGCGAGCGTTCAGTGCCGCTTCGCCGAGACCCAGATTCTGTCGTGCAGCTTCGACGTCCGTCAGGTCACTCAGGTTGTTGGTCGACTTGAGATAACCGGCGAGGATCGCGTCCAGATCGGCACGCAGCACCAGTCGCGTCTGCGGAGTACGGGTGACGAAGTGGGTGATCTGCAGGTCCAGTCCAATCAGCGAAGCATCGGGCGTGTTGACGAACTCCAGGAACGAGAACAGGTTCTGATTGAGCAGCCCGAAAATGTCCCAGCTGATGATGCGTGCAGTGGTCGCAGCCACCATGTCCAACTTGTCGTCCAGGATGCCACGCATGGCGTACGTCTTGGCGGTCGAAATCGGATGGATGATGCTGTAGGCCTTGACCTGCTTACCCAGCTCGTTCGCGTCCTCGTAGGTCCAGAGATACACTTCCTTGCCGGCCGGGATCTGCGTCGGGAAGTTCAGCACGCCATTGGCAGCCGAGTACGAATGAGCATTGGTCGGGATGAACTCACCGTCGACCATCACGATGCGCGAATCAGGGTTAGCCGATTGGTGCATGTTGAAGGCGTTCTGGCCAGTGGACACGAAGCGCGTGGCCTTGGGACGAGCCGACGTACCCGGATGGTCGATGGACGTGAAGCAGATGACTTCGACGCGCTCACCACCAGTCAACGTCTCATGCGGCCAGATGTTCATGCCGTCATAGACGAACTCGGTGTTGTGGATGATCTTCTCATTCACAGCCACGATCAGGTGCGAGATATCCGGCACCGGAGTGATTGGGAAGCTCGGCTGGCCCGAAGCGGTGAACGTGTGACGACGCGGGATCAGCTTGTTGGGCATACCCATCGCACCAGCGGGATCAACCCACTGCGGGCCAGTGTCACGACCCACACGCGACTGCACGACTTCGGTGTTCTCGGCCGTGAAGTTCAGCACGTCAACCACGGTGCTATTCAAGCCAGCACGCATGATGACGCGACGGCCCTGAATGCGGTAGCGAGCGCGAGGCAGGTACTTGCCGCCGACGAACACCAGCACGTTGCGCGGGCCGGAGATATCGGCACTGGACTCGAACTCGATACGGTTGGCACCAGCTGCGACCGGGAAGCTATCGCGTGCCATCGAGCCGCGAATGTCGTCCGAGAAGGTGTTGCCACACACCAGCACGTACACGTCACCGCTCTGGGGCTGACGGCCGGCGGTGAAGATCACCTTGGCGCCAACGAGGGTGTAGTCGTCGCTGGGCACAACCGTATCGGCGGCGATGACCATGACCTTCGCCTTGGTATCAGCCACCATCGGCGTGTTGTACTCCAGCTGGCCAGTAGCCTTGTACTGCGCTTCCTGGAACGACAGCTGGGCGCCAGTGTCTTCGCGCTTGAAGCCCCACAGGCTGATGCGAGTCGTGGACGATGCACCGCCGATGATGCGAAGCACTTGGCCGCTGATCGAATACTGACCCGGAGCCAGGATGTTGTCGCCGACGCTGACGATCAGAGCCTCAGCAGACTCCAGCTCGGACAGCGGGAAGGTACCCGGCAGGTTGTACGTCTCGCCGTTGTTGCCCATCATCGCGTGCTGATGCGGCTGCAAATGCGTTGCGCTCAACGTCGAGGTGGTGACCGAGTAGTTGTTCTCGCCGACGCCCAGTACCATGTAGTCCGGCAGGCCAGCGTTACGTGCCGGCAGCGAACTCTCATGCGAACGCCAGATGTGGACGTAGGAGTCCTGATTCATGGACGAGAACGGCTGGTCGATCACGGTGAAGCGATTGGCCGTTGCGTTGTACTGCATCTTGCGGCTTTCACCAGCGCCTGCGCCGGACAGGATCTGCACGATGACGACTTCGCCATCGGTGAGCCACACGCCATTCGCGGCCACGTCCAGATTGAACGCGCTCAGCGAAGTGACCACGTCGGGCTTGCCGATATGGACACGGGCGTGACCGGTGAAGCCCCACGCAGTGCCGCCCGGACCGTGCTTGATCGCCAGTGCAGGACTGGAGGAGGTGCGAGGCATACCGCTCAGCACTTCATCCTCGTGGGTGTTCGCGTCCATGACGACGACCACGTTCTGCATCGAGTCCGTGGGGTTGAGCAGGGTGGACACGCTGGCCGCACTCGGAAGCGAGTACAGATCCGACGTGGTGATGTTGATGACTTCGCCGAGACGTGCCAAGGACACGTACACGTAGAACTTGAGGCCGTACTCCGAGGTCTTCGGGAACGGCGGCAGATCACCATGAGCGAACAGGACGCCGTTGGCATCCCACACGCCGATTTCGCCGACGTTCCACTGGCCGTCAGCAGGACGACCCTTGGGAATGTGGCAAGTCAGACGGACGGTGTTCTTGTCGATAGCTTCGACACCGAGGATGGTAGCGCGATAGACTTCCGCGCCGACGAGTTCCGTACGATCAGCCCGCACCTCGAAGCCAGTGGCCTCGGTGATGGAGAATTCCTTGAGACTGACGAGGAATCCGCCAACACGCGCGTCTCGCGCTGCGGCAATACCCAAGTCGGTTGCAATCATGGTCATGGTGATGATTCCTTGGCGAAGCGATATGTTGAATCAGGTCAGGGTGATTTCGTACTCACCGTGATGGAAGGCGGCGCCGATGCCGAAAGCCGAGCCACCAACCCAGTCCTTGTCGTCAATGATGATCGTGAAATAGAAACGCTCGATCACCAGCGGGACAGGTGCAAAGTTGTGGAACAGGGCCTTGACACGGGTGAATAGGGATTCGCCGTCAGCCAGCAGCAGAGAGTCAAGATGCAGCAGACCGATGTTCAGTTCAATGTGGGTCGTGAGGAACCAATCGCCGCCGTCGATGACAAGCGGGCCATTGGGTTGCTCCACGAAGTCCGCATAGTCCTTGGTGTAGAGATACCGAACGTCGGTCACGGCGTTCAGGATCATATCAACGAAGTTGACGAAGTACTTGGTGCTGTTGTGGTCCGGATAGTGCGGCAGCTGGGTAACGATCTTGGTCAGGTTCTCCGCGTTGAGGTACAACACGTCCTGCGTCAGATCGAAGCCCAGCATACGAGCCGCCTGCTCCAGCACCTTCGGGTCGGTATCACGTCGGATCCAACGCAGCTTAGCCAGCTGGTCGATCGGATCCTCAACGTTCACCTGGAACACCTCAGCAACGGCGGAAGCGAAGTCCCGCCACGTGCTGTTCTCTTTCAGGATGTTGGTGAAGAGGTCCTTGATGCTCGCGCGTTGAATGTCATCGAGTGCCATGGAGTCCTCACTTACGGTCGCTGTAGGTGCGGCGTTCCGAGTAGATCATGTTGACCTCGAGGGTAACGAGATTCCACCAGGTGTACGGCGCTTCGGGTTCGATTTCCGGATCCAGGAAGAAGTCGGAGGTCGGCGTGTTCATCTGCACGTAGTCCACGTCGTCCACGTCGGCAGCGGCGATGATATCCGACACCGCGATACGCTTGCCCAGCGTATTGATTTCCTTTTCAAACAGGGACTGGATGGCAGCGTACACGACAGGGTAGACTTCGCCCGGAACTGCGTTCTGCTTCAACGCGATGGTCAGCTTGACATTCACGTCACGCCGCGTCGGGTTGTAGCGTTGGATCTGGACAGCCGCGTGCTTGCGGGTCTCGATCCACTTCATGAAGTCGTCCCACTCGATGTTCGTAAGCACGTCACCGTCGTAAGGCAGCAGACAGATGCGGACCACGTTCATCCACAGGAGGTTGCCGGGCGCAATGTCCTTCTGGGCCTTGACCTCGGCGGATGCAATGCCGGGATAGTCGGCACACAGCGCCTTGTAGTCGTTCGGGATCACGGCACGACGGCGCGCACGATAGATCGACGGCGCCAGATTGCGGTAGAACGATGCGGGCTTTTCATCCGCACCACCCACGATTGCGGTCGACGACAAGCCCTGAATGTCAGAGTCGGTCACGTAGCGAGAATCGAGACCGCTACCACCGTTGTTGCCCGTGCTGCCAGTCGTGACAGCGTAGACCACTTCGATGTTGTAGCCGATGCT